ATCCTTTACAAAGCAAAAGTGCGGTTGTATCCAATCACTTAAAATGAGAAACAAAGAAACAAATAGGGATTTGGCGGAATTTTTCGGGAATAAGTGGGATGGATTTAGATAAAACGGGGCTTGGCGGTATGTCAGCCCCTTTTTTATTGGAAGAAAAATAGAAATAATGAAATGGGAAAAATTTTCTAAAACTTGCCGATTTAACCGCTAAAAGTGAGAAACATCAAAAGCGATTTAAATTCGGTTTAAATTAAATCATGACCGATAAAAACTACTTGCCCCATCACTTCAAAATTTGCGTTGTCTTCAAACATCAACTCTATCGGGGCGTAAATTTCCTTATTGTCACTAATCAAGCGAATGCCGCCAGGAATACCCTGCACGCGCTTAACCCAAAGCTGATCACCCGAACGGATAACATATATCTGTCCATCACGCGGCATAGTCATAGCGCGGTTGATTAGCAACATATCACCATGGTGTATTGTCGGGGTCATGCTATCACCGGAAGTTAAAATAAACGCCAGTTTATTCTTTTGAAGGCCACGTTGTTGCAACCATCGTGAACTAAGCCCCACAAAATCATCAGGTTCATACACGTCATCATTAAACGCCCCAAAGCCTGCAGATGCAAAGGTGTTATAAAACGGAACATTAACAAGCTCATTCGTTTGTTTTGGTGTATTACCACCATAAGGCGCAGATGATTCAGCAATATAATGATCTTGAGGTACATATTCAGGATAAAACCCTAGTGCTTTCTGAACTTCCGGTGGTAACGATGATACATGATATTCAAGCGCACCGCCCTGTACTCCGTCCTTCTCTCTCTTTTTCCAGTTTTGAGTTCTTGCTCTCTTGTTTATCCCTTGAGGGGAATTTGGTAACCCTTCCAAGTCTTTTAATTCATTTGCTGAAAACCATTCTTTAGAGTTTCCCATAAAGCCACCTTTCAGAAACTTTAGTTTCTAAATATTAAACACATCTAATTAATTGATTATTAAAGCACTTTAAAAGAACTTGCAAAATAATCGCATTATTTTTCAGAAACCACTTGAGTTTCTGAAAACTTAGGCGTATAGTTTCCATAGTTTCTAAAGAATAACACCTAAGATTTAATCTAGTGAATAAGGATAGCACATTATGAAAAAGAGTAAAAAGGATATGCACCGAGCCTTCATCGTTGCAATGATAAAAGAGAAAGGAAAAACCCTATCTCAACTATCTATAGAAGCAGGTTTGCACCCTAGAACTTTAGGCAATGTATTAGATCGCAAATACCCAAAAGGCGAAAAAATTATTGCTGATTTTGTTGGAATGAAACCAGAAGAAATATGGCCGACTCGCTACGAGTAGGAGGATATATGGAAATGTGGTTTTCTGCTCAACAACTCACTGATTTAGAAACTATGCCTAGTTCCCCTCAGGGAATTAACAAAAGGGCAAGAGTGGAAAATTGGGATAAACGTCAAGTGCAAGGTATCCGTGGTGTAGGCTACGAATACGCCTTCACCTCTCTCCCACAAGAAACCCAAGCAGAGCTTTTATTAAAACAACGTACGGTGGAAATTCCTGATGTTTCAGAAACTACCAAAGAATTGAATTACCTTCCCGAAGTGATCTGGAAACCCTTTGATAAAGCGACCGAAAAACAAAAGGAAGATGCGAAAGCAAAACTTATTCCATTGTACAAGTTAGATGACCTCGTGCGCCACAACGTGGCATTGATGATGGCATTAGACATGGTTGCGCTTGAATTTGAGGTGGCGAAAGGCTCACTCAAACGTTGGTATTACAAAGTGCGGTCGTTTGAACGCTCTGATTGGTTGCCGTTGTTGTTGGATAAACATAACAACAAAAAAGCCGGCAAAGAAGCAGAGTTCACACCTGAAGCGTGGGAAGCCTTCAAAGCAGACTATTTCCGCAACGAACGCCCACAATTCGGTAGTTGCTACGAACGCTTAAAACGTGCCGCCCGTGAAAACGGATGGTCGATTCCATCGGCAAGCGGCGTAAAACGCAAAATTGAACGTGAAATTCCTAAAACACATCAAGTGTTTTTGCGCGATGGCGAATACGCCCTAAGCCAATTTTATCCATCTATGCAACGTTCTGTTGAAGGGCTTGAAGCCATGGAATGGATCAACGGCGACGGTTATCAACATAACGTCTTCGTGCGTTGGCATAACGGTGACATTGTGCGCCCTAAAACATGGTTCTGGCAAGACATTCGCACCCGCAAAATCTTAGCCTATCGCACCGATTTGAGCGAAAACAGTGATGCCATCCGATTGAGTTTAATGGATTTGATTTGGAAATACGGCATTCCAAAAAAATGCACCATTGATAACACCCGAGCCGCGGCAAACAAATGGATGACTGGGGGCGTAAAAAACCGCTACCGCTTCAAGGTTAAAGAAGACGATGTGACAGGGATTATTCCACTTTTAGGCATTGAGCTGTTTTGGACTTCAGTGCAATTCGGCAAAGGCCACGGGCAAGCAAAACCTGTTGAGCGTGCATTCGGTGTAGGCGGTTTAGGTGAATTAATTGATAAACACCCTAAATTAGCCGGTTTCTTTGCAGGGGAAAACGTCAACAACCAACCGGACAACTATAACAGCGGCAAAGATGGCGTGGACTATGAAACCTTTATTTTAGCGTTAGAAGATGGCATCCGCACATTCAATGAGCGCGAAGAACGGGAAACCGAAATTTGCCAAGGTGTGTATAGCTTTTCGCAAGTTTTTGAGCGTGATTACGCTAAAGCACATATCCGCAAGGCAAGCATGGAGCAAATGCGTTTCTTAATGCTAATGAGCGAAGCTACAACCTTGAAGAAAGACGGCACGTTTGAACTGGATGTAGGCGGCAAAGTCAACGAACGCCGCAACCGTTATCAAGCAACGGATCTTATCGGCACAGCTCACCGCAAAGTAGTCGTGAAATTCGACCCGGCAGATTTACACAACAAAGTGTGGGTGTACAGCTTGGAAGGTGTGTTCTTAGCCGAGGCAGAATGTACCGCTAAGGTGGCATTTGGTGATAAAGCGGCAGGTCGTGAGCATGACAAAGCCCGCAAACAATTTGTAAAAGCCAACAAATTGGCGGCAAAAGCACAGCTTACGATGAACGCCCAAGAAGCGGCTCGATTCCAACCGCAATTTGAGGAAGAAGACGCACCGGAGCCGAAAATCATCGAAATGCTACACCGCGAAGGCACAACCATGCGCAAAGTTGCCGTAGAACTGGACGAAGAAGAATTAAACGAATTTGAACAAGGCTGGCAAAAAGGCCTTGAAATGATGAAAAAGGAAAAGGGGCTTTAAGCCACATTTAAGGAGCATAAAACATGACTTTAATTGAACAAATCAAACCGTTATTGGATAGCGGAGCCTATTTTCAACGCGACATCGCCGCCCAATCTGGCATTTCCGCCGGGGCGTTGAGTGCGTATCTCAAAGGCACCTACACAGGCAACATCGACAACATCGAAACCGCCCTTGCTAACTGGCTCGCCACCCGTGAAAAGAAAGCGAAAGTGTTCGTGGAAGCACCGCACTTTATTGAGATTCCCACCGCGAAGAAAGTGTTTTCCGCGTTGGATATGGCAAAAATCCTGCCGACCATGGTGACGGTGTACGGCGCAAGCGGTGTGGGCAAAACCAAAGCCTGCCAAGAGTACGCGAAAAGCAACCAAAACGTATGGATGATCACCGCAAGCCCAGCACGCGCCACTTTAAGCAGTATCTTGTTTGAATTAGCCCTTGAACTGGGCATTAACGACGCACCGCGTCGCAAAGACCGCCTATCGCGCATGATTACCAAGAAACTGAAAGGCACACAGGGTTTAGTCATCATCGACGAAAGCGACCACCTGCCTTACGACGCTTTAGAAGAGATCAGAATCATTCAAGAAGAAACCGAAACAGGCTTTGCGCTGATTGGTAACGATAAAGTTTACACCCGCATCCAGGGCGGTGTGAATCAGGCGCATGAATACGCCCGTTTATGGTCACGCATTGGTAACAACTGCGGCTTAAAAGCCAGTACAAAAGGCGACATTAAAGCCATCGCGCAAGCCTGGGGGCTTGATATAGCCGACAAGGATTTAATGACCGTCCTTTATGACATCGGCGGCAAGGCGGGCGGCTTACGCGCTTTAACGCAATATTTACGCCTAGCCGGCATGACAGCGAAAGGACAAGGCACTGTCATCACACTAGACCTAATTTTAACCGCCCAAGCACAAATGAAAGGAGCGAACTAATGACAAGCATTACAAAAAACAACACCTTGCGCGAGCAAGCTAAACCACATCCAGTGTTTGGTGGCTGCAACAAAATCGCCCTAGGTTACTTATCGCAAACCCAAAAATGCGTGTTTGAGTTAAACAAAATGGGCTTGCATGTATTAAGCATTGAGTTTGACAAAATCAAACCGCGCGTGCGCATTGAACCGAACGCATTAACGAAGAAATTTGAAAAAACAGGCCAGGCGCTTGCGTATATCCAAGGCAACGACGGCGTGCATTTTGCCGAATATCAAATGATGGTGGAAGGCATAAAAGTGATTTGGCGCAGTTATTTACACTAAAAACCAGGAGGAAAAAATGGCCAAAAAACCAACCCGAATTAAAACCGACACCTTTGCAGAGCGTTATCAAACACGCGATGAAGTGGAGGTGGCAATTAAAGAGATCGGCGATTTAAACCGCGAATTAGAACGCCTAGCGATTGAACAAAACGACCGCTTGGCCGCAATCACCGAAGAATACGCGCCTTTGATGAACGCAATCAAAGAAAAGCTCGCGCCAAAACAAGATGCGGTGCAAGCGTGGTGTGAAAGCCGACGTGATGAGCTCACTCAAAACGGCAAAACCAAAACAGGTTCATTTAATACAGGCGAAGTGCAATGGCGACAACGCCCGCCAAGCGTGGGGATTCGCGGAACAGAATCAGTGCTTGAAAGTTTACGCACCCTAGGGCTTGTTCGATTCATTCGCACCAAGGAAGAAGTGAACAAAGAAGCCATGTTAAACGAGCCAGAATTAGCAGCAACGGTGGCGGGTGTGACGATTAAAACAGGCGTGGAAGACTTTGTGATTACGCCGTTTGAGCAAGAGGTGGCGTGATGGAATTATCAACAATTCTAATCTTGATTTTTATAGCCCCAGTGCTTTGGGGGTTGGGACAAATTCTTTTAGGAATCGTTATCGGAATAATTGGCATATTCTTTGAATAAAACCTATTTAAACGCTCTTTAAACCCTGTTTTGAGGGGCGTTCATAATATGTTTTAACCAACCATAAAAGGAAACAAAAAATGGAAAACATCCACAAGTTTAACCGCTTCAAATATTACAGTGAAAAAGCGGCAAAAAGTGAACGCCAAGGCGACTTACAAGATGCCAAGGAACAATGGGCAATCGCAGAGCTAAATGCGAGCGGCCAAAAAAATAAAGAATGGTGCAAACGCCGCGCCGCGTTTTGTGACCGAGTAATTAGAAAACCTTTCTAGGAGGAAATCATGGCGAAATATATAGCACGTTTTTACTGTTTAGTAGAAGCCGTTGTTGAAGCAGAAAGCAACGAACAAGTTTTAGATATGTGCGACCTAAATGTATGCGATGTAAATAAACTGCCGCACACCATTACAGAAATTGACGATGTGGTTGAAGTGGAGGAAGTATGAGTGAGCTAACAAAAGATGACTTACGGGTTGGGCATGTTTACTCCGCGAAAAGTCCTAAAGAACACGGTTTCCCACCATTATTAGGGGATAGACAAATACTGTGGATGGGGCTTATTTATGACAATAAAGAGGGGTTTGTTGATGGTTTGCAATATGACAGCCCATCAGTGAGAAGAGGACGCCACTATCCAAAAATCAGCATAACCAAGTTTTTAAAATGGGCAGAGGCTGACGTTACAGACAAAATGCCGAAAGGTGAATGGAGATATGCAAGATGACTGAGCAAGAAAAAATGCGCTTAGACGAGCAATTAGAACAAGCGGCAAAACAGCTCACACACGCGCTCCGCGCGTTACGCACAGGGCAAAATCAACACGCAGCGGTTTATATTGGCAACGTACAAAATTTGCTGCCAGGTTTAAGAATGAGATTGGTGAAAGTATGAAAGTGCTAGATGAACACATCCTTGAATATATCTGGGACGAAACATTAGACCGTATTGCGCAAGAAACCTTAGTGACTTATATCGGTGGCAGTGTTGGCACGTATAGCGACGACCAAGCAGAGAAAAAGGCAGAAGACTTTGCAATATTGAGTGTAAGCCGACTTATTGCAGGATCTGGATTAAGCGATAGTCAATTTAGGAAACGGGTTAAAAAACTAATGGCACAAGGCGTTTTATTGCAACGCATTGGGCCAAATAGCTTTGTGATTAACTCAGATGTGATTAAAGACGTAGCGGTACAAGCCGCACGATGTTGGCGTGCAATCGGTGTGCCGTATGGTATGGACGACACAGGGAAAGCCTGTAAAACCTTAACAATTAACGCTCTGCCGAGAAGCATTTTTGAGTTAAAGACAAATTGTTATCGGATTTTGAGATCTGAATATCCAAGTTACAAAAGAAAAGGTGTAGAAAATGAGTAATGAAATAACCCAAAAAGTCCGCATGACAATCGAAGTTGAAATGGAAGACTACCAACGTGACCAACTCGAAATATCAAAAAATACGCAAGTGTTAGGCGGAAATATCGTGCAATTAGACTGGGAAGGAGGAGTGTTTGACGAAGTCGATGGCTATCGCAAATTATTTGAAGCAGTTGATTCGAGTCTGATGGGTATTGCATTTGACAATATGGAGGATGAGGCCTTTATAGGCGAATTGCAACTGGCGATTAAACGGGTGGTTACGCCAATTATTAAAGCAAAACGCAAAGCAATTTTGGAGGGGAAAAATGAGTGAAAATAATGGCTGGATTAAGTGTTCGGAGAGATTACCTAAATTATATCATACAGTTTTTTATGGTATTACCTCAAAAGATGTATTGCTATATGGAATACCATATAACGACGGCGAAGAAAGAATGCGAGTTTTTATTGGGCATATGGTAGACGGTAACGAATTTGAGACGGAAATTGATGGTAAGTGTGATGTTGTTACTCACTGGCAACCATTACCAGAACCACCGGAGGAATAGATTATGGTTTGTGAATATCAATATCACGCATTTTTACCTGGTGCTGAGCCAACAAGAGAAAGTGTTATGCATGTAATAATTCGCGAAATGTTTGGGAGATATAAACACTCCGAAGAGTTATCTCTATCAAATGCTGCCGAAATTATTGTAGGTAAAAACGCCTTTAAATGGGATTTGGAAGATGGGCAAGAGGTTTGTATTTTAATCAGAAAAAAAGACACTCCTGAAGCAATCGAATTGTTTAAGGTCTCTGTTGGGATGTTAATAGAAACTACAGCGCACCGTATGAATTACTAAAACCCATTTACAGCCCATTAAATCTCCCCTAACCCCTCTTTA